TCGTAATCCAGTGGGTGGACCTAATCCTGTAATACAAGGAGCACAATAATGGTTAATCGTACTAAAATACCTAAAGAGATTAGTAGACGTACTGGGGGTATTAGTCAAAAAACTGGTAAAGGTAAAACTGTTAAACAGATTAATATATGGAAAGATGAATGGGAACAAATACCGGGAACAGGAACAAGTCCTTATAATCCTCCTGAATTTAGATTGAAGGAAAAGCCAGATTTACCAATAAAGAGGCAGACAAAAAAGCCTATAGGAGCAGGACCAAAAGATGTAAAAAAGTCTAAAAAACCACCTAGAGGACCACGTATTAAAACTATTCCTGTTAAAACTAAACGTATTGATCCACCTTCTGATTACGGAGTACATAAAAAACATCAAGCATTACGAAGACAGGGAGTGACAGATGCATGGAAACATAAAGAACTTCAAGAAAAAATGACTGCTGATGAAAGAGCAGCAGCAAAATTAGCTGAGAAGAAACGTAAACGAGAATCAGGAGAATATGATAAACTTTTTAAAAAGGGTGGTAAAGTAAAGAAGAAGAAGTATAGTGCAGGTGGACGAATTAGTTATCAAGGACATGATGGAAATAAATTCGTATCTAAATATTATAGTTAGGAGAATAAGATGGGACCACATACATTACTAAAGAATCCTCCTGATCTGGAAAAGATCAATGGAAAGCCTACTGGACAGGGATATGGTGCTGCTCGTAAAGGACCAGATGTTACAGGTACACCTCATCCAACAGTTGTGAATGAAAATTATGCTAAAGGAGAGTCATTTAAACTTGAGCATAATAGTGTAAAGAATATTCATATTAAATAAAACATGGCTAGTCCTCGTAAAAAAATAGTTGATGCTTTTCTTAAAAAGTTCTTGGATGAAGTTCCTGTAGCTCAACAAGAAAGATTGGCTGCTGAAGCAGGAATATATCCTCCACGTACACTTAAAAAGGGAGAGCAGTCAGATATTTTTAGACCGTCAACTTCTCAGATAGATAGATGGGTTGATGAAGGTGCTCCCGGCTTATCTGCATATGCAAAGAGAAAGAAAAGAATAGCAGAAGAAGATCCTCTTGCTAGATTACGGGCATCACAAAAAAGATTAGCTTCCGAAGCAAGAGAACGAGAAGAACTGTTAGAACTGGATTTTGATCGTCCTCGTACTGGTAAAGAAATCAGTGAATTATTTGAGATAGAGGAACGTACAGGTGAACTTGCAAAACACTTAGATACACTTAAAACTACTGGACAAGCTACAAAAAATTTAGAGGATTTTACAGAAGCTCTTACTAATCAAAAAATAATAGAAGCTGCTATTAAAGCAGGATATGCTAAACCCAGCATATGGAATCAAGCACAAGGTCTTCCTCCGTGGCCCAAAGAATTACGTAAGGCAGATACTATAGCAAAAATAAGATTAGGTATTGATCCTGAAAGAGCTCATACGGCTTCTTTTCCTTCTGATATACAACGAGAAAAAATACGAGCAGAGATTAAAAAACTATCTGGTGCAAATGGAAGAACACCAGAAGAAGTAATGTCAAAGATAGATCAGGAACAGATAAATAAAAATGTTCAGGAGCTTATGGCTGGAAGAGAAATTCCGGGTAGGAGTATACACCAAAGAAGATTGTCTGCAGAAGAAAAAGAAAAAATAGAACAATTACAAATAGAAAGAGCTGATAGTGGTTTGGATTTTTCACCCGAAGAAAGAATAAAAGGAGAATCTGGTAAGCCTCGACCTAGCCCTCAAGAGGAAGTAGAAGCTAGTTGGAGAAGGGTTGCAAGTGATCCAAGGGCAGAACCACCTACTGGAGTACATCCAAGAACAGGTGAAATATTACCTGAAGAACTTCCTTGGAGCTTAGCTCATGAACAAAAATATGATGCATTACTTAGAGAAAAACGAATAAATGATCCAAATTATATGCCTACAGCAATAGAAGAAAGAGCATTACAACAACAGGCTGCTGAAGAACTTGATAAAGAGGCTATATTTTCAGATAAGTTTCTTACTGTTGATATGCCAAGGCCAAGTGATGTAAGACATATAGCAGCTTCAGGAGAAGAAACTATTATTCCTGTAACTAAAGGTAGACAGAGATTAATACGAGGTGATGTTGGTTCTCCTGCAAGTGCTATGCATGAACCGATGAGAGGTAGAGGAGCTACAGAAGAAGCAATAGATGATATGGGATTATTACCAGAACAGGATATAGCATTTACTGCTGATAATATAGATACAGAATTAGTAATGCAACGATATCAAAATCCTCAAGCAGTTTTAGAAAAATTAAGACAAGATCCTGATATTGCAATATCTCCTGATGTTAATATAGATAGAGCAATTCAACAAAGAATAGATCGAAGAGCAGCATCTCCAGCACAAGTAGGTAGAGAAAGAACATTAGAAAGAATTAGTGCTCGTCCTGAATTTAAAAGATATATGCAAGATACAGCAGAAACATTTGAACCAGATCGACAATTAGATTTACCTATAAGAATAGAACCTACGGCAGAAGTCTCTGCTGATTTACGAAGTAGAGCAGCTGAGTTGACAAGAAGAGGACAACAATTTAAACGAGAAGTTTCTGAATTACCTGTTGAACAAAGGAAGCAAGCAGAGATAGAAATTATTAATCGTCCTGAATATAGAGAATTTCAGGCAGCTAGACGAGCATTGAAAAGAGAAATTGGAGTACAGGCTCCTGATCTAATGGAATATGCTCCACATACTAGATTACAAAAAACTATAGATAGACCTAGAATGTCAACTAGACCTAGAATTTTAGAAGCAGTACAATTAGATATGATAGATGAACTTCTAAAACAAGAAACAATACTAGATAGAGCTTTTGCAGAAGGAAAAATAAATATAAATAATCCTCAAATTATGGCTAGATGGGAAGCTGATGCTCCAAGACGAGAAGCAAAAAGAAAATTACTAGAGGAAAGTAAAAAAGAAATTGCAGCCTTTGATAAGATGAAAGGACTAATTGCCAGTGAAAAAAGAATAGCTAAAAACTTTAATAAACTACAAGACGAATTAGATGCTATAGGTACTGGTTTTATAAAAAAAGATAAGACTGCTAATTTATCAGCATGGAAAAAAGCAGGAAGACCTAAACCTTTAGATTGGGAAGATACTTATACTGATAAAAGAGTAACTTCAAAACGAAAGTTAGTTGATACATTTAAAAAGGGACGTAAGATTGTAAATAGAAAACGAGGTGGCCTCCTAAAGAAACCCAGAGGTTGGGGTGCTGCTCGTTATAAAGGAACATAAGGAGAAAGATTATGGCCGGACCATTAGCATTTGTACCCGTTATTATGGCAGGAGCAAGGGCCATCACACGAGTTGCTCCAGAAGTAGCTAAAAAATTATTTAATCAAGGTAAAGCTAAACCAGCAACAGATGTTTATAATACATTAAAATCAGAAATAGGAAAAAAAACTGAGAAAGGTTTTAAAGCAATTGTTAAAGGAAGAAAGGTTTCAAGATTACCGACAAAAGAAGCTAATGCCTTAATTAAGCAGGGAAAAGCTCAAAATGCCAAATCAGTATTAAAGAGTTTAGAAAATGCTATGAAATCAGCAAAAGAAAAACCGACAAAACCACTTCGAAATCCTCTTATTACAAATAAAGCAACTGGTGGACAAATAAAAAAGTACAAAGGTGGCAAACAAATAAGTCAGGCTGGTACAAAAGTAGTACCAATAAAAGTTGGTTCAGCAAAACCTTTGGGTGTAGGTAAAGCTCTTAAAGGATGGGGTAAGGGATATAAATAATAATGCCATTTAAATCAAAAGATCAACGTGCTTTTTTATTTGCTAACCATCCAAAAATTGCCAAGAACTGGACAAGGAAACATGGTGCTGCTATACAAAGAAAAAAGGGCAGCAGATTAACAAAAAGTAAAAGGAGAACAAGATGAATCATATTACATGTAGATTTAAAGAACCTTCTTCCTATGCAGCAATGGCAGCTATTTTTGCCATGATTGGTCTTATTTCACCAATCGGTACATGGCAGACTGTTGCTATGATTGCTTGTGGTGTAGCAGGTGTTGCAGGATTTTTCATGGGTGAACATCATCATAGTCATACTAAAAAGAGATAGTTTAAAATGGCAACGTCAGGAACATTTAACTTTAACTTAGATATAGATGAGGTGATCCAAGAAGCTACGGAGATGATCGGGGGTGAACATACCCTTGGTCATACTCCTGCCTCTGCCCGTCGTTCCATTAATCTGATGTTGAAAGATTGGCAGAATAGAGGGATACTTCTTTGGACTACCTATACGACCTTAGTTACAGTTTCCACTAGTGTTACTTCCTATGCATTATCAAGTGATACTTTGGATGCATTGGAAGTAGTATTACGTAGAGATAATACTGATATACAAGTACAACGAATTAGTTTTGAGGAATATCAAATTATTCCTAATAAAACACAAACTGGAAG